AAGCGTCAGTGGTGGGCGGAGAGAGATTGGTATCCCCCACTGACAAGAGACTTAAGCAACAGTCGGATTTTCCCGATATTCAGGCTCCGTTAAACTTACCGACTGTGGATTAAAACAAAGAGTTTAGATAAAAAAATTTATACAGAAAAATCAGATAAGCAAGATTTCTGTCATACTATATAGGAAAGGAGGAAGTTTTATAAAAAAGCAAGGATTCCCCTACCTCTTTAGGTTATGGGATGAATTGTAAAATTCGTGTAACGTCAGTAGTAGGCGGAGAAACGGTATCCCCCACTGACATGAAGTGAAACCCCACCGGAAAAACATCGGCATTCAGTCTCCGCATAAAGGATACCAACTGAAGATTAAAACAAAGATGATGGGAGATAAGAAAGGAGAGACAATAGAATTTCCCAATTACGAAAAATTATTTTAAAAGAAAAGGAGAAATCAAATGAGTAAAAAGAAAATTTTGGCAGGTATTTTATTAACAGTTATGGTACTGACAAGTGCAATTCCAGCTTTTGCAGCGGAAACTGTATGCACACATCCTGAAGAGGCATTGGATTGGGCATATCCTTATAAAAAGAAACCAACTTGTCAGGAGACAGGGTTAACTGATGAAATTTGTACTATTTGTGGTGCAGTTGTACATGCTGATGTGGTAGTTCCTAAAGATGATCACTCTTACAATGTTGAGAGTGTAAAAAATTCTGTGATTACAGATGATGGAATTGATTATGGAACAATCACAAGTAAATGTAAATGGTGTGGAAAGGAACGGGTGGATGAATTAACCAAAGATCCTGCGATTTGTGAGCATAATACACAGATGCAGTATACAGAAGGAAAAAATGCCACTTGTGAAGAAGACGGATATACAAGCGATTTTATCTGTACAGACTGTGGGACCGTTATTAAAGGAGAAGTTACTTCTGCTTATGGACATCATTGGAATAACGGAGAAGTAACAAAAGCACCAACAACATCATCTGCCGGAGAAAAAACATATACCTGTATCAATTGTAAAAAAACAAAAACAGAAGAGATTCCGAAGCTTACAGAGACAAGTAAGCCATCCGAAAGCGGTAAAAATAATACTATAATTGTAAATCCTGCAAAATCGGTTGTAAAAGCTGGAACAAGATTTAGTGTTTCCGGTCAGGTTTACAAAGTGACAAAAGCAGGCAAGGAAGTCAGCTTTATTCAGGCAAAGAAAAATGCAAAAAGAGTTGTGATTCCTGCAACTGTTAAAAGTAAAGGTGTTACATATAAGGTGACTTCTGTAGCGGCAAAAGCTGTAAAAAACAATAAAAAAGTGAAATCTGTAGTAATCGGAGCGAATGTTAAGCGTATCAGCAACAATGCATTTTACAAATGCCCTGTATTAAAAACGGTAACCATCAAAACAGCAAAACTTACCAAAAAAACAGCAGGTAAGAAAGCGTTTACAAAAGTAAGTAAAAAGATGGTCATTAAAGCACCGAAGAAAATGAAAAAGTCATATGCAAGGATTTTTAGAGGATTAGCCATTAGATAGCTTATTTTAGCGAGGGATTAACGGTAAAATAAACATAGATTTATAAAGTCTTTCCTTTTAAGGCCCTCTTTCTCAGATAGAAAGAGGGCTTACATATTAATAAAAAGAGTCAAAAGAGATAATCAAAGTGAACTACCCACCACCTAAAGGTAGTGGACTTCTGTTAAATGGTTCACCAGACTAAGCATTCAGAAATGGATACTACGATATTTAGGTCATGATACCCTCGGTTGACGCAACAGACCGTCGCTCTATCATACATATTTAACAAAATAATATAAGGATTCCCCTTCCTCAACATCAGTAGGCAGGGGAGGAATTATCTAAAATTCACTAAGCGTCAGTGGTGGGCGGAGAAAGATTGGTATCCCCCACTGACAAGAGACTTAAGCAACAGTCAGATTTTCCCGATATTCAGGCTCCGTTAAACTTACCGACTGTGGATTAAAACAATTGTATCAATGTGTCCGAGTGATCCAGCAGCATATCCGACTTATGGCGGTTGGAAACCAGCACATTTAGGAACGCTTACAAGTTCGAAGAAAGCAACAAAGACTTATGTGAATGAGACAAACTGGAAAACTATCCATACAGAGTATCTTTATAAAACCAGGAAGAAAAATTCTAAAACTATGTATATAAAGTATAAAAGAACTCATCTGCGTAAATATAGGATGCATTACAAAAAGAATTCCAAAAAATATACTAAAGATGAGCAAAATAAGGTTATTCTTACAAAGAATGGCTCTTCTTATAAAAAACCAAAAAGTCCTTATAAAAAATGGTGATCTATGTCAATGATATAAAGATAAGGAAGTGATAAGATGAGAAATCCATGCGGAATATGTATGGAAAAGGATCGTTGTCAGGGGATGAATCAACCCTGCAGGCAGAAAAAAATTTTCGAACAATTAAAAAAAGAAGATTTGCAATCGAGCGGTAAATCAAAAAAGTATTTGGAAAGAACACGATTCTAAGAAATATAATGGCGATAATATTTTTTTATACTACTGCAATGCTTAACCCTTTAGTCCTGAAAAAAGTTGTCTTTTCAGGACTTTTTGTTATTGTTTTGCTTGTTCTATCATTATATATCTGAGATAAATTGTTGACGAAAAGGAGGTTAAAATATCGAGTCAAAATCTCAATTATATAATAAATGGAGGAATTTATCATGACAATTTATTTAAGTACAGTAAGAACTTTATTTATGTATGTTAATATTATCTTTTTTACTATTTATATCTGGTATTGTGGCTACTGTAAAGTTTTTTTACGAGAGCAAATTGATGACCAAAGAAATAGTTGTAAATGGATTCATGAAAAGATTAAAGGGGTAGAAGAGAAGAAATGGTTATGTAGTGCTTGGCTTAATATTGCGGTATATGTTGTGGCATTATATTATAATGATTTGCAGATGAGGACAACAACATGGTTTTTCTTTTCTGGTATTCTCTTTGCTTACTGTGAAACGGAAAGCTTCAAAGAATTTTCAAATGAACTTAAAATGACAATTCATACTACCATTATGGTATCTATAATCATGTTTTGTAGTGCCAATGATATTGTAACATATATAAGTAATCAGACCGGAATTCTATTTTTAATGGGGCTTAGATATATTTTTATAAAAATATATCAACGCATGAAAATAGAATATATGGAATATACCGATTTAATAATTGCTCTTGTTTGGACAGGTTTTCTTTTAATCTTTATTCAAAAATTTTTCTTTAATCCAGAATTATATTTACTTGTGGCCACTTGTATAATCTTTATGCTTAAAGATCATATAATTCGTACATTTTCGAAATACACTGCTTATAAAGCAACTTCGTTTATGCTTATAGAAGCACTTATACTAACAATTGGAATATATGGAGGATATCATTTATTAAGTATAGGGATAAATCCATATTTTTGGATAGCAGTATGTATTATTGCCGAATATTCTCTCTTTCTTTGGGAAACGTATTATTTTATTTGCATAATAAAAAATCAGAAGCTGAATAAAACCACTATCGGGTAAGAGAGACATATGAAATATATTGGAATAATTATTAAAAATATAAGAAATTTTATCAGAAATTTATGCTCAGAAGATTCTCCAATGGAAGATATAAAGAGAAATTTTTGTAAATATTCTAAAATCAAGAGAGAGTTTGACTCCAAAAAATTACATAGAAATTTTTAAATGTAATTGAAAATCCCGTCATTTGTGGCGGGATTTTTTTCTATTTTTTATTTCTCCAGTAAAACAATCATATTAATAATGCCACAATAATTGTTTTATTTTACCGTTTAGGAAATGACGGAGAAAGGAGATTTTATGAGAAAAAAAATCCATTCATTGCCATCTTATTAACCTTTGTTTTATGTGCTGGAGTTTCTTCTTTAACAAAAAATCTTTTCATAAAATCCGACCGACTGGTAAGAAATTAGAAATACTTATACAGAAAAATCGAACCAGCCAAATTCCTGACATACTATATATGAAAGGTAGAAGGATTTTATAAAAAGCAAGGATTCTCCTGCCTCTTTAAGTTGTAGGATGAATTGTAAAATTCATGTAACGTCAGTGGTGGGCGGAGAAGTTGTATCCCCCACTGACAGGAAGTGAAACCCTGCCGGAAGAAATGCCGGCATTCAGCCTCCGCATAAAGGATACCGGCTGTAGATTAAAACAATTTTTATTGATGACAACGATATACCACTTTGATTCATTACTTTGGAGGAATTGTTATGGAAAGAGAAAAAATTAAGCTTTCTTTATTTTATCTTATGTTATGCCTCATTATTCTTTTATGTCTGAGTAATAAGGTAATCGCGAAAGAAAATACACCAAATTCTTATAATATACCAACGGATTGCTATTTGAAGGTTACTCCACGAAAGAAAAAAACTGTGTTAACACAATCTTCTACGCCGCAGATTACTGTCAAGAAGACGACAAAAGTTACAACAAAAAAAGAAAGAATGAAGAAAACGGCAAAGAAAAATTTTTCAAAAACTACAACAAAGACGCGAAAAAGGAAAAAGGTATCTAAAAATGTTACAGTCTCTACTGTAGTAGAAACGGTAACTGTTACGACAACAAAAATATTGAAAAAAAAAGGCTCTAAGATTAGAACAGTTGTAAGAAAGACTGTAACAACTGTAAAAACAACTAAAACTACAATAGCTACCAGCAATAATTCTATAAATATAAATAGTTTAGACAGAGGATTTATGATTTCAAAATTCAGTGATATAAAAGGGCATGTGAATCCTAAAGTTTATAATGCATTTGATGAACTGGGATTTACTTTTAAAATTGATTCACAATTAAAAACAACTGGAGTATTCAGTATTCAAAATCACTGGATAAAATTAAAAAATGGAAGGTCGGCTTATCTTCTTCATGAGTTGGGACATTTTGTATCTTGTTTGAAAGGAAAAAATGGCTCAAAAATAGATACATCTTCTGAGTTTGTGCGTATCTATAATACAGAGAAAAATAATTATGTTGGTTATAACAAGGGATATGTGACAAGAACTTCTTCTGAATTTTTTGCGGAGGCTTTTCGTGATTATACGGACAATCCTATTATTTTAAAAAAATGTTGCCCGCAGACATATGCTTATATGGAGAAAATGGTAAATTCAATCTCGGCAAATGATATAGTTAATTTCCGGAATAGATATGGATGGTGTTGGACGAAAAATTAGAAATTTGTTAACAGAAAATCTTTTTCGTGTTAGATAAAAGGGATTTTTCCAGAGAAGAATTGGATGCAGCATATAAAAAGTTGGAAGATGATCTGATGAACGATAGGATTACTCCTGATGAACATATTACAAGATATAATACCCTTATGAAATTAGAAAATCAACCATTTGGACCTCCTCAGTTACATGAACATATTTAACATCTCGTTGTCTGTGGCTGAATACTTTCTAAAAATATTTTCCACAGAAAAACGGGTTGTATTAATTAATATATCATACTTTCTATAGAAGAAAATTTTTGATTCTTATTATTTTTCTTCAACATCAGTAGGTAGGGGAGGAATTATCTAAAATTCACTAAGCGTCAGTGGCGGGCGGAGAGAGATTGGTATCCCCCACTGACAAGAGACTTAAGCAACAGTCGGATTTTCCCGATATTCAGGCTTCGTTAAACTTACCGACTGTGGATTAAAACAATGATTAAAACAATCGCAATAAACAGAGGCTTAAGGTTGCCAATCAACGAAAAGACTTTCTGTATAAGCAGTCAAGACAGATAACCAATGCTTATGATCGAATTTGAAAGGGGGGATACTATGAAAAAATTTGATACATATATAGTTAACAAAATTTTTACAGTACCGTATTTGGATAGAATGATAAGCGAAGATAGTATTCCCGACTCTTTTTTTGAGTGCGTAAGGAGATATGTAAAAACGGATGATGCAACGATTGGTGAAGCAATAAGCGAAATATATCATTTCATGAATTATGAATATAGAAATGAGTATTATTATAAAAATACAATACTTAACCAGTTGCTTATAAAAAAACATGATTTGTATAATGCAGCTGCACTTACTGAATTGCCTATTGGTAATTCAAAAGCAGATTTTATTATGATTAATGATCGTGGAGTAGTATACGAAATAAAAACAGATTTAGATAATCTAATTCGATTAGAGAATCAGCTAAAAGATTATTATAAAGTATTTAGTTATATTTATGTTGTGGTTGGAAATAAACAATTACCACATGTAAAAGAATTTTTAAAAGATCAAAAAGTTGGAATATATGAACTAACTGCAAGTGGAAGACTGATTTGTAGAAAAAAAGCTTTTTATAATAGAGATAATCTGTCATATGGAGCAATGTTCCAAGTGTTACGTAAAGCGGAATTTGAATCTATTATATTGAAACATTTTCATAGGTTACCAGAGGTTAATAGCTTTCAATATTATAGAGAATGTAAAAAATGGTTGGAGCGTATAAATATTGTTACATTGCAAAAAGATGTGATGAAATGTTTAAAAGCAAGAACATTGATGTTGATAGAGAATAAATTAGAAGAAAAGGTTCCGTATGAATTAAGGTTTTATGCATACTTTTCAAAAAAAATCGGCACTAATTATCAAGACATAGATAAATTATGGAATGCAAGAATGTAGGGAAGGGGCATGTATTTTGTTAACAGAAAATCTTTTTCGTGTTAGATAAAAAATAATTCTATAGAAAAATTAAATACATGAGATTTCTTCCATAGATATGAAGAGAAATATTAGCATTCAGTCTCCGCATAATAGATACCGGCTGGAAATCAAAACATATTGGTGTTGGAGTTACCTGTGGGGACAGAGTGATCCTTAAGGATGAACACGAACTTCATTCATTTATCTGCAGCTTTACTGGAACAAGTGTCTACTTGGTGGATAAAAACGGCTGCTATGTATCACAGCCCGGAAAAACATATAAACAATGGCCATTATTAAAACTGAAACGGTTACATCCCAATGGTAACTGGCTAATGGCATAAATAGTGATTCCTCTCTCCGCCTGTAGAGGCGGGAGACTTCTCGCTAGTTGAGTTAAACAAAAAAAGTAGGATACATGAGGTGTATATGAGAAATTTATATTCTGTTAGGATCATAAGAAAAGAAAGCCAAGCTGTTCAGGCGGTGTATATTGAAGAGTTCTGGAAATTTTGCGGAGTTTACACCAGTGAATATATTACAAAATATTCCGATACTATGCTAGATGAAGATATAGTTGATTGCAATATCATTTTGGATGAAGATGCTGCGTGTTTAAGCAAGCTTAAAGCAAGGTTCTCTGTAATGTTTTCTGATTTACAAAGATATTCGGACTTGTCTGGCAGGGATAAAAGAAAGAGACTTGGATGGAAGATAGAGAGGGAATTACTATCAAAGATAGCAGAGCTTTTTGAATGGGATAAAGAGTACATACAAGATTTCAAAAAGATATGCAAGGCATTTGTAGGATCAGATTTTGCTTATAATAATTATCTAACGCATTTGTTTTTAGATCAGTTTAGCGATGATATGAAACTTATGCAGATAGATATTCTAAATGGATGTATGGATATGATATATACAGAAGGGGCAAAGCTGAAGGGGAGTTCGTATCGAAAGTTTGCTTATCTGAATTGTATGAGGAAGATTAACAGAATTTGTTTATCAAAAGAAACTAGAAGAATTTTTGATGATGGAATTATAATGAAAGTGGCACATCAATTATCTGTTGAAGATGAAGCATTTTCTATGGGGAATGTACTTGCAAGTCTGGTTGGTTTAAGCAGAAGAAAGTTTTGGAATCAGGGACAGTTATATATGCAAGAGGTATTGGATAAAGAAGGGGATAATAAGTACAGCGCTTTTGTTTATTACGCGTTAGCACATTTCCTTGAAGTGGAAGAAAAGGATGAACAGGAAGCATGGAAGTTATATCATCATATGGGGAAGATAGCCCCCCAAAGTTATCGTATGCTTTTTAAACGTGCAACGGAGTTATTCCATCAGAAGAAAAGTCCAGACTGGTGTAATGAGTTTTTCAGATTTATAAGTTGATGAAGGAGAAAGAGGCAAAAGGTTGGATTCAACCATTAGAGTTAGAGTATTATTATAAATGTGCCAAAATATTGAATAGAATTCCAGCAGACATATCTGAGGGAATTGGAATAAAGCATATAGAAGAAAAGGATATAGAAGAAATAAAGAGTGATAAGTTTATAAATAGTAATTTTATGAAGAATTTTATTTTTGATAATAATTTGAGAGCTATATATATAAAATATTTCCAAGCAAAAATGGAAACATAATTTTTATTCTTCTGGTAATCAACCATACTAATAGTGAACATATTTAAAGACGAATGGAGTGTAATTACATATCTGTTTGTCTTTTTTTGTGTAATTCAACAAAAAAGGAGGAATAAAAATGACAAGAAAAGAGGCTGCGATAAGATATGCCTTAGAAAATGGAGAACTAGATGGTTTAAAGGTCTGGTTACTTAATGGAGGTGACATTGAAGAATACTTTGTAAAAAACAAGAAAAATATTAAAATAACGATTAATGAAAAACAATTTTCCCTATCTGCTAAAGAAGCTGCAGATATTGTGAAAGGAATGATGCCAATCGAATTTAGCCGGCAGGATTTCGTTAACTTATATTTTAAGTTATCTGAGGAGAAACAGAAAGAATTATACAATGAAGTATTTCCTTATTATCCACAAGTTATCCGGACTAAAAAGAATCCATCATCGAAAGAAATTTTAGATGCTGTAAAAAGAAAGCATTACATTCACTTTCCAGATAATTTTTACGATATCTTATCAGATGAAGATCTGGCAGAATGTCTTTTATACGATGAGAGTATGATGCACGATGTACCAGAAAGTCGTTGGAATTCAGAATTGGCTATTTTGTTTAGTAAGAAACTAGCGGATAAAGGGGCTTACTATGACAGAATATGCATACCGGAGGAATGCCAAAGTGCTGTATATTGGGAAAATCTTTGTAAGGCAGATGGTTATTATTACCGTATTCTGCCAGAAAAATACAAAGATATTCTTTCAGAAGAACTAATTTTGTTTACTCTTAAAAATTCAAAGTCTTATATCGGACCATGCCATCTATTTGAGACAATCCCCGATGAGTTAAAGACAGCTAAAGTATCTTTGTTGTGCTGCTTAAAGCATTTTGCAGCGATAGAATACTTGCCGAAACGATATCAGATAGATAAATTTTATGAAATATTATCTGATCATGGACAAAACAGTTTTTTAAATTGTATTCATTTAAACACTATCTCGAAAGAGTTGTTATTAAAATGTATCCAGAGAGAAGAAGGAAAATTTGGTGGAAAGATACCTGAAAGTTACTGGGACGAAGAATTAGCTGTTGCGGTTGCGGGGCATACTGACGAGTTAAAAATCATCCCTACTGCATGGCGAACAAAAGAAGTTTATAAAACTTTTGTTTCAAAAAGAGGAACAAATATTGAACAGGTTCCTAAAAATGCAATAGATGAAGAACTCTGTCTTATTGCGATGGAATCGAATTCTTTTGCTGCTCTGAGATATATCCCAGAAAATATGAAAACAGATTCTTTCTGGGAAAAAGTAATTGATAGAAACCTGTTTTATAAAGTTTCAGATCTGCCGGAGAAATATCAGGAGCAGGCGTGGACCCCAGAAAAATGCTGTTCCCTTTCCGATATTCCATCAAAATTAAAGGATGAGGATCATGTGCTCGCTTATCTTGAAACGCGAGGGCATATCTTGCCAAGTGATTTTGAAGAGTTTCAGACTCAAAAAATCATTGATCATGTTATGAGCAGGGAACATAATTCGAATTCCAAATTATGGTTATTAAAGTATATAGAGCCTGAATTTAGAAGACGGGCTGATATGCAAGAGGTGCTTACTAATTGTAAAGATGCTATTTTTCTAAAAAATCTCTCGCAGGATGAAATCAGAGAAAATATTAATGCATTTCCAAAAAATATTCTTTTTGCACCTGATTGGTATAAGGATGACATAAAAATACCTGAAAAGTATTTTGAACCAGGACAACAACTTACATTATTTGATTTCATAACAGAATAATAAAAGAAAGAAGGAAAATTATTATGAATATGTATCTCGTATATGAAAAAAATTACGCAATAGATGATGTTGACTGTATCGAGGAATGTGAGATGAAATTATATTCATCACTAGAAACAGCAAAACGGGAGATAAGTAAAAGAAAAGAGTCATATGAAAGGGAAATATTATATACTTTTCTGCCTTCGAAAAGTTCTGAAAAGTGTTTGTTTTTCGCAGTAAATTACAACGAAAAAGAAGACACATATGATGGAGCATTTTGTGTTTGCTTGTGTAAAATTCCAGTAGAAAAATAAAAGGAGGAAATATGAGATGATAAAAAGTATGGATAATATTGATGTTCTTATCGCCGCATGTGACTATAAAAAAATAACAAAAAACTGTCAAAAATGTTATAGAAAACTCGAAAGGAAGGCAGGTTTCAACCTCATAAAATCCCCTGAATTACATGGAGAATTGTTGGAACTAATTGGAGAAAAATACGCTGAGAATATTATTAACAAAACAAAATTTTCTGTAAGAAAAATCATTAAAGAACTTTCTTATTTTCCAGAATATGCAAAAAACAAATTAGCACAGGAAAAAAAAGATGAAGCTGCATTTGTTACGCCAAATGATAATGTAAAGAAAATTATATTGCCACCAAAGGTCGAAAACGAAGATATTTTCAGTGTAATTAAATCAAATGTATTTCGTTATTTTGGTGTAGAAGAAGCAGTTCATTCGATTTTCAGATTACATGTTTAGAATAAAAAAGGAGGAAAGCGGGAAATAGAATATTAGTATATCCCCTGATGGTTTGACCAGGATGGGGATATCCCCGCATATAATAAAATGAATAAAAACATGGCTACTATATTAAAAGCAGCACAGTATAATATTGTCAATATCAAATGGGATACAGACGGGGATGAAGAATTATTCGCTTCATTGCCACAGGAAATAGATCTTCCTCTTCAATTCGCTTCCGTTGCGGAAAATGAAGACTATCTTGATGAAATTTCTGATTGGCTTTCTGATGAGTATGGGTATTGCAATAATGGCTTTTCTGTTCAAAAAACACATATAGCATATGTGGCTTTTTCCGAGACACAAAAACAATGGATGAACCAGTTATTGCAGATGAGCAACGCTGAAGTTTACCAGAAATATAGACTAGAGCGAGAAAAAGCTTTGGTATTTACGATATCCTTTGATGACAATATGAAAGTTCAAATGAAATTTGACTCAAATTCCTCAGAAATAATCTTGTTTGACAAAGATTTAGAGGTATACCGAGGAAAATGTCAAGAAGGTACATGGAAGGCAAATTATAATGATGTCGTTTATGTTGTAGAAGACAACAATATGACGGCGAAAAAAGCCGAAGACATTATGGATTTTGCTATTTTTGAAGAGGCAACATCAATAATATACGCTTGGAAGATGCATCCAGAAGATATAGAAAAACATATCCCGTATATCTTAAGATATTTGCCGGAAGGATACGACACAGATACACTGTTTGATGTTTTTTCTAAGGTTGACAATGAGATTGATATTCCAGTGCGTCTAAAGAATGCAGTTAGTTCAAATACAATAAAAGTAAGATATTCTACCATCAACTGTGAAAATAAAGTAAGAAAATGGAATCAGTCGCTGGAAGAAATCTTAAAGAAATGGTGGGCTGAAGACGGAATGGATTTACCTAGTGCGGATGATCCGGTAGTAGAATGCTATATTGATGAAAACAAACATAAGGTAAATACTTTTAAAGAGCTGATAACAGAACTTAATATTTTGTATTGGTCTAATAAAAGCAATTGTAACCAAAAAGATATTGATTCAGATTTTGATGTTCAAGTAAAAAGAAAAATTTCGTTAAAAGAATATTTGATGATGCAGTTTAATTATTGCAATGCAATAGCAATAGATATTCTGGAGCATAACAAATCTAAAAAAATTCAGGAATATGTAAAGCAGTTTGTTCAGATTGAAAGTTCTGTAGCAGATGGAACAGATGTTGATTGGATTCGTATCAATTGGGGAGATATTTATATCTTCTTGTATGATAACGGAAGTATTCGTTATCAATTAGACCCACATAATGGTTATGGTAATGAACTTATTGATACTTTTGAAAGAGGTAGATTTACAGCGGAGATATTAACATTAGAAGAAGCACCTGTCGCTAGAAATGGTGTTTTATATTACGAAGAAGAAACCGGTTATCCAGATGATGTACCGATGTACATTCCAATGAGATAATTAACAAAGGAGAAATATTATGTTAAAAGAAATCAAGAAGGAATCTGACGTTATTACAAATCAGGACTTATTTAATGAGATCATTAAAAAAGTAAAAAAATCTGATAAATGGCCGTCCAATATTATAGACTATGAACTGGAAGACCGTTATGAAACAGAACTTTATAATTATGAGTTTACCTTGAATCCTGTATTCACTCTGCAGCCAGGCAGTAATGAAGGATATTATCTAAGCCTTTATATCAGAGGATACTATGGTTTAACGGATAAGTTTGATTTTGTCTCGTTAGGGACAATCAAGACTCTGCTTACAGATAAGGAGAATATTCGACAGATGGCTGCTCTTTATGGGGAGTGTCTAATCGCTTATGAAGAAATCATGAATGATGAACTGGATAAATTTACAAGAAAAGGGTATAACCTATTTCTGGTAGATGAAGAAGGAAAAATGCGTCATTGTCTCTCTGAGCTTTCAAGTAAAGAAAAAGCAATAGAAAGATTTAAACTGTGTTCTGTAAAATATCGCAAGGGTGTCGTAAGGGACAATCTGACGAGAAAAGAGTTTGTATTATCAAAGTAAAACAGCATCAAAAAACTATTGTCAATATCAAATGGGATACAGACGGGGATGAAGAATTATTTACTTCATTGCTACAGGAAATAGATCTTCCTCTTCAATTTGCTTCCGTTGCGGAAGATGAAGACTATCTTGATGAGATTTCTGATTGGCTTTCTGATGAGTATGGGTATTGCAATAATGGCTTTTCTGTTCAAGTTAGATAAAAAATATTTCTACAGAAAAATCGAATAAGCAAGATTTTTGCCATCCTATATAGAAAAGGTATACCGATGAAATAACAAAAGGAGAAAGATTATGTTGAAAGAGATTAAAAAAGAAAAAGATGTAATCACGAATCAGGACTTATTTAATGAGATCATTAAAAAAGTTAAAAAATCTGATAAATGGCCGTCCAGTATTATAGACTATGAACTGGAAGACCATTATGAAACAGGACTTTATAATTATGAGTTTAATCCTGTATTCACTCTGCAGCCAGGCAGTAATGAAGGATATTATCTAAGCCTTTATATTAGAGGATACTATGGTTTAACGGATAAGTTTGATCTTGTCTCGTTAGGGACAATCAAGACTCTGCTTACAGATAAGGAGAGTATTCGACAGATGGCTGCTCTTTATGGGGAGTGTCTAATCGCTTATGAAGAAATCATGAATGATGAACTGGATAAATTTACAAGAAAAGGGTATGACCTATTTCTGGTAGATAAGGAAGAAAAAATGCATCCTTATCTTTCTGGACTTTCAAGTAAGGAAAAAGCAATGGAAAGATTTAAGTTGTACCATGAAAAAAATTCGGAACAGTATCTAAAAGGAGTCGTAAGGGATAATTTAACACGAAAAGAATTTGTTTTCTGGGCTTTCAGGTAAGGAAAAAGTATACATAGATATGCAATCATTGGCCACTACATTTCTACAAATTCATACTGTGAGTATCAGACTGGTTTAACAAAAAATCTTTTATTCGTGTAACGTCAGTGGTGGGCGGCTGACATGAAGTTAATCCCTGCCGGAAGAAATACCGGCATTCAGCCTCTGCATAAAGGATGCAGGCTGTGGATTAAAACAAGTTTGAGCCACTTAATTGTACTTGCAAAAAACATGCTGCCATTACTTGAGAATGGTCATTTGAAGATGTTATGCGTCAATGGACAGGAAGTAGCAGCTGATGGTATTAAAGTTGTTGATGCAGAAGATTATGACATTGTTTACTGGGAATCCAATGAAAGGAAAAAGTGATGAGGAAATTAAAGGTAGATTTAAGCAGATATCATAGATGGTTTATCAGATGGTCAGAAAGAAATATTACAGAAGAGGATTGCTTAAATGGAGAGATAGAAAATTTATATGTCATGTTAAGCGATTGGCTAGATTTAATGGCAATACCCATTGACAGGAAATTAATTGGACAAGAAATTGTATTCCCAGTTAATGCTGAACATCAAGATAAGATTACATATGATACTTTTTTAGAAGGCTGCAGGATTATAAAAGGGAAAGTAACAAAGGTTACGCCTGTTCAAATCTGTGTAAACGGAAAATTTTATGATTATGCTGAAGGAAAAGTTGTATTTGACAAATTGGAATATTGTATTTTAAGTTTAGTTTACGATGGTGATATGCTTTTTCAGGGAAATATGATGGACTCAATATATCCCGACAATTTGATTGATATTGATGAATCAGTCGGAATAACAAAAGAAGAAATTTTCGTATAGAAAGGCTTTGTAACAGATATGGAAAAGGTGGAGAAAGAAATCTCCACCTTTTTATGATGAATTGCTCCGTAAAATAATTATACAGAAAAATTGAATGCATGAGATTTCTGTTATACTATATAGAAAAGGAGGACAGACTTTATGAATGTAGATCCAAAGCAAATCAATAATTTGATAAAAATTTTTTGTGAACTAGACGAAGAATACAGAGGGAAAGCTCTTATGGAAATGAATGGACTGTTTTTTGAGTATATGAATGAGCAAGATTGCAAAAGAAATAATATCCCTGTGACGCAAGAGGCAAAACGTAATTTTATTGCTGACACAAAAGAATTTGCAGAACTTCTTTCTGAGTTATCTAAAACACAAAAAGCATCTATAGTAATGTATATGGAACATTTGAGTCCAGGGAGTTTTACAGAAGAAAACGAACTAGAAATTAAAATCAATCATAGGAAAATCACTTTGAGAGAATACATCGAAAAGTATCTTCCAGATGCAGATGTGGGAGAAGCAAAAGAAATATATAGGGAATTTGGAACATATGCGAAAAATTAGCTTTGATTTATTTTTCTTGATTCTATCATACTAATAATAGGATGTAAATAAGGCATTCCCCGCTATAACCTTATTTCATTCCTTTGTTAATCTCCCTGAGTATATTCAGGGAGATTTTGTACTGAAAAAACTGCTATTATCAAACACACGCAGAAAACCGCTGGCAGCTTCAGTTGCCTGTCGGTTATCACAATGAAAATATCGAAAGGAGCATTTAATGGGAGAAATTTTTAATTTAGATGATATGATAAAAAAAGAAATGAAAGGATTCAAAAAGGACGAGAATTCATCAGCAAAACCATCTGAATACCTAAGAGAGTATGCAGATACTTTACAGGAACTGGCAGAAATCATTCGGTCATATTTGGATATAGCAGACGAATATCTCCAAGATATGATTGGTCAAACTAAACTTGATTATCGAGATTTTTGCATTGAAGAAGACGATATTGAAGTATTTCTTGAAAGTATAACAGATAGCAATTTAGCTCCTGTTATATATATGAATCATGCGGCAGATGGAAAAGTATACCGAGCGACCATTTGCTTACTGGAGACCAGTGAAGAATTTGTTGATGTAAAAGGATCATTAGAGATGTATGATAGTAAAAAAGTATTTGCATTTGATTTTGATTCTAATACATGGATACTTGCTGCGGAGGATAAATTATCAGATACAATGCAGAAAATCCTTAATTCGAATTCTTTAGAAAGTCATATTTTACAGGAAATTATTTTAGCAACAAATGGCAGACTAGATGAAAAGAAATATGCTGCCATTAAGAAAAATTATGCTCCTCTTTTTGCTTTGTATAATCAGGTGCATAATTACATGATTCCAGTATGCGAACTGGATAATACAGGGAAAAGATGCTCTCTTTATCTCGAACCAAGAGATCCGTTCCGCATAGGATTTCGTATAGGATATGAAAAAAATATGTATGTTCTTTATCAATATCTTGATCCTTTTGATTTTTCAGAAGACGAAGAATTATGGATAACGAATGGGAAAGAACCAGAGATCTATTTAAAAGAAATAGATAGAATATCAGATTGTAAGTCGGTAGTAAAACAGTTATGTTCTATGGCAAATCGTTATGCCGATGATCTGATTTTTACAGTTCCGTTATCATTTGAGTGCTTTACTGAAACAAGTAATGTAAAAAAGATCGGAAAAAGAATTTACTTTACAAGCGGAGAAGATAGAGAGTTGTCTGAAAAAGAAAAGAAAAATTTAGCAGGATTAAAAGGCGTGGTTAGTAGTTTTCAGCGAATGGTATTTAAATAATATTAAGGTTCGCATTCCCCTTCCTCAACATCAGTAGGTAGGGGAGGAATTATCTAAAATTCACTAAGCGTCAGTGGTGGGCGGAGAGAGATTGGTATCCCCCATTGACAAGAGACTTAAGCAACAGTCGGATTTTCCCGATATTCAGGCTCCGTTAAACTTACCGACTGTGGATTAAAACAATTCACTTTTTCTTTTTAACCACACCTATTTAGCCGTCTTCTTATGGGTGTGGTTATTCTATCAGCTTAGGCAGAGTACCACGTCCATAGGAGCTATGCATCGCATGGGCGCGGAGGCTTCATTACGATAGATTCAAACTTTTAACAGAGAACAACTCTAGTTATTTCATTATAAAAAATCCATCAAAGATTTAAACTCTATATTCCGTTTTAGCTTTTTAAAGGCTATATTTTTAATCTGATATACCCTCTGATGGGTAAATCCCATTTTTTCTCCTATTTCTCTGCCGCTTAAAACTTCTTTTCCATTTAATCCATATAATTGTTCAATTACAAAAAGCTCATTTTCAGATAGAATTTTCCTAAGTAGAATGGATACTCTTTTTTTCATATCCTTATTACAGACATAATTTTCAATATTTCTATCAGATGGAATTAGATTTCCTAATGTTATATTCTCTTCCTGCTCTGTTATGGCTTCTTTATCCAGTGATAAACATTGTTGGTTCCAGTCCGTTAATACATATTCAAGAAGAACCCCTTTATACCCTGTACTTTTCTTTATCTCCTCCATTGTTGGTTTCCTGTTATATAAAAGATAATATTCCCGACAAAGTTGCTCTATTTTCTTTCTGGCTTCTGCGATACGAAAGGGACGTATTATCATTTCTGAGGAGTTTGCAAATTCTCGGATATATTTTTTTATCCATGGAGTAGCATATGTAGAAAAGGCTGTCTGATAGGATAACTCAAATCGGCCAAGAGCTTCAATAAGCCCTTTAATTCCTTCATGAAAAAGGTCAGCAATATCTATACCAGGACATCCAAAAGAAAATTTCTGAGCAATTCTTAATACAAGGCCTGCATTGGAAAGAATAATTTTGTCATGAATTAAATTGTCTCCTGTTTTTTTATATTCTAATATCAGTTTGTCTAAATCCTTTTTTGTGAGTACAGGGTTGTTTTTTATAATGTCATATATATAATATTCAGATTCGTACATTTTTATCCACCTCTTTCGTGTATATTAATAATTTTTTCTATATTTATAGTATGAAAGAAAAATTTTTAAATCTTTTTTCTGTAGAATTTTTTCTATTTCCCTTGTGTTTTTTGCTTTTATGGATTAGTACAACAAAAATCTTATACAGAAAAATTAAAACCATCTTCAAAATATCATACTAATAATAAGGAATATAAGAAGTAAGCTACTGCGAATAGTAGTTATAGTGCATCGACAAAATACAAGGAGAAAATCATGTCTATAGAAAATAAACAGATGATATGGATATATGGATGTATCGATAAGATTATCTATGATAACAAAAAAGGATTTATGATATTTGTTCTTCGTAAGAAAACAAATTCTATTATTGTTAAAGGAGAATTTTTACAGATTCCTCTGAAAAGCAGTATTCGTATACTCGGATATTATGTAAGGGATAAAAAATATGGGAAGCAATTTTCAGCTATTTCTTATCAATTCGTAATACCTGAAAATATCTACTCATGGCAGAAATGGCTTGCAAGCGGGATTATTAAAGGGATACGAACGAAAAACGCAAGAAAGATTATTGATTATTTTGGCGAAGATACCATGAATATATTAAATGGTCAGCCGGAAGAATTAGCAAAAGTTCCGGGTATCAGTTTAAGACAGGCCAATATTATCTGTGATAAGTTTCAAGAACATACACAAAATGCAGATATATTGATCAGCTTATGCAATTATGGAATACCTGTTCATATAGGTAAAAAGATTATAAAAAAGTACGGAACTAAGACAATACAGCAGCTACAGGAAAATCCTTATAAAGTTGCGGATCAAGTTGCTTCTTTAGGCTTTAAAACTATTGACCCAATAGCTTTACGAATAGGGATAGATGAAAAATCAGATTATCGGATTCAATCAGCTTTTTTGTATTTATTAAATCAGGCAGAGCAAGAAGGACATGTTTATTTACCAGAAAATATCCTTTTAAGAAACGCCTCCAATCTTTTAGGTTTTCCAGTTTCCTTCCTGAGAGATTCTCTTTTACGTTCCAATCTTAAAAGGGTGGAAGATCAGAGCGAAATATATGTGTACCGTCCGTGGAAGTATAAGGAAGAAATAGATATAACTCATATATTAGTCAAACTGGCAGGACAGAGAGAATCTGATATCAAAAAACAAGAAGAAACCTTATTACAGCAGTATAGTGATACAGCTAATGAAGAGCAACTTAACGCTGTAAGACAGGCATTAAGAAGTTCTTTGATGATCTTAACAGGAGGACCGGGTACAGGAAAAACATTTACAACAAATTTGGTTATTCGTTTTCTAAAGAACCGAGGTAAAAAAATTTTATTAGCAGCACCTACAGGACGAGCCGCAAAACGAATGGAAGAATCTACAGGGATGTCCTCTCAGACAATACACCGGTTATTAGAATATGGAAGGGATGATATCGGAAATATAGGATTCCAGAGAAATGAAAATAATCCATTAGAAACAGATACCGTAATAATAGATGAATCCAGTATGATTGATCAATCATTAATGTATGCGTTATTAAAGGCTATTCCTAAAAATTGTCAGCTCATACTGGTTGGTGATAAAAATCAGCTTCCAAGTGTTGGGGCTGGAAGAATATTGGCAGATATTATTGCTGCTGATATTTGTCCAGTGATTGAATTAAAAAAAATTTACCGACAATCCGAAGAAAGTTATATCGCGGAAGCTGCACATGGAATTTTAGAAGGAAAAGTACCATATCCATGGGGAAAAGATAAAAAGATAAAGGATTTTTATTTTATTCCTGTAGATTATTCTGATAAAGAAAAGGCTGCGACAGTTATTTCTGAATATGCTGGAAAAAAGGTTCCTGCTTTTGCGAACAATGATGTTCAAGTCTTAACAATGACAAGAGTTCGGGCAACAGGATGTCAGGAATTAAATGAAAAAATAAAAGAGATTACAAATCCTTCTGATAGATCCAAAAGAGAATATAAAAATTTTCGTGAGGGAGACAAAGTTATTCAGATGAAAAACAATTATAAACTGGAAAGAATATATCCAGATAAAAAGAAAAGCATTGGAGTATTTAATGGAGATACCGGCAAAATCATAGAGATAAATGATAACGATGAGAATATAATCGTGAGAATGGATGATGAAAGCATTGTTTCTTATTCCTATGAAGACATAGAACAGGTCGAACTTGCTTATGCAATCACTGTACATAAATCTCAAGGAAGCGAATATCCTGTGGTTTTAATCCCAGTGTTTGACTTTATTCCCAATCTTACAGACCGGCAGATTATATATACTGCAATTACAAGAGCGAAAGAAATGGTTGTATTAGCAGGAGATTATAAGAAATTACAGATGATGATAAGAAATATAAGAAGTGTAAAACGATACACCAGATTAGAATATTTATTAAAAGCGAGGTCGTAACATGAGAGGAATTATCAAATATCCTGGAAGTAAATGGAGGATTTCTGATTGGATTCTTTCTTATTTTCCAAAACATCATAGTTATTTAGAACCATTTTTGGGTTCTGGAGCAGTGTTCTTTTCCAAGCAACGCTCAAATATAGAAACGATTAATGATTTAGATGAGGATGTTGTTAACTTATTTCATTGGGTGCAACATGACCCAGAAAGACTGGCCCATGAAATATATTATACCCCATATTCCAGACAGATATATGACAATGCATTTTTGCCAGATAATGAAAACAGTTTGGACAAAGCAGTCAAATTTTTAATTCGTTTGAACATGGGCTATGGTTATCGTACTACAGGGGCTAAAGTTGGATGGAAAAATGATGTGCAAGGAAGAGAAAAGGCATATGCTGCATTAGATTGGAAAAGCTTACCAGATAGAATTTTGGAGATAACAGAACGGCTTAGAGGAGTGCAGATTGAAAATAGACAGGCAGTGGATGTTATTTCCAGATTTAACTATGAAAATGTATTGATTTATTGTGACCCACCGTATCTGCTCGATACACGAAGCGGTGGAGAACAATATAAGCGAGAAATGACAGAAGATGATCATGAGAATTTGTTGTACCAATTAAAAAAACATAAAGGTTTTGTCTTACTTAGCGGTTATGAATCAAAAATGTATGATTCATTGTTAAAGGACTGGCACAAAGAGACTCATATAAATTATTCCCAAGCGGGAAGCAAAAAACAGGAAGTTTTATGGATGAATTTTGAGCCGCCAGCACAGTTATCCATTTTTGATTTATAGGAAAAGGTGCAGAAAAGAATATATAATATGGCAGATAACTAAATAATTCTAAAAAAAGAAGGGATAAAATATATGTCAGAAAGAATCATATTCTTAGATGTTGACGGTGTTCTTAACTATATGTCTTATCGGAATAAAAGTACAGCCAATATAGATCCTTCAAAAGTCGAAATGCTTGCTTATATCTGCACCCAAACAAATGCGAAGGTTGTTATAACATCTAGCTGGCGTGGGTCAGAAACATACACCCCAAGAATATATTATATATTGATTGATATCCTTAAAGAACATCATGTTCCAGTGCTTGGAGATGCTCCTTATATTGAAGGACAGTTTACCGCATCTGTTGATACTGAGAAAAGTTATTCCCTAGATGAAATAGGAGATATGTCTTTTGAACCGGGTACAGGACGGGGTGCAGAAGTAGATAAGTATATTAAGGATAATAATATTAAGCAATTTGTTATCTTTGATGATGAAGATTGGGACTGGACATATTATGGATTGGAAGAACATTGGTGCAGGTCTACATATTATGATAAAAAATACGGCGGTTTACAACCAAGACATATTAAAAAGGCTATCCAATTATTAGATTAGAAAGGCTCATGCTATTACAGTACGAGTCTTTTTTATTCCCTTATGTAAACGAACATACTATTTTCGAAACAAATTTATTGATGTGAAGGAGGTTAAAATGCTAAATCATTGTTTCTAAAAAAGATATAAGGGAGAAATTAAAATGAAAGAGATGATAATTGATGCTTTCGCAGGAGGAGGCGGAGCAAGTGTTGGAATTGAAATGGCTCTTGGCCGGCAAGTAGATGTAGCGGTAAATCATGATCCAGATGCAATTTTAATGCATAAAACAAATCATCCTAATACAGTGCACTTGACGGAAGATATTTTTAAAGTAGACTTGAAAAAATATACAAGAGGGCGGCATGTTGCTCTTATGTGGGCAAGTCCTGACTGCACTTCTCACAGTAAAGCAAAAGGTGGACAGCCTCGTAAAAAGGGATTAAGAATACTTCCGTGGGCTGTGTATAAACATGCAAAAGTAATCCTTCCAGATGTAATAATAATGGAGAATGTTGAAGAGATACAGCAGTGGGGTCCGTTGGATGCAAAAGGATATCCAATTCCGGATAGAAAAGGAGAGGATTATAAAAAGTTTATCTTAGCAATGAAAAGGCTTGGTTATGTCTTTGATTGTCGTGAGTTAGTAGCGGCAAATTATGGTGCACCAACCACACGCAAACGATGGTATGCAGTATTTCGGAGAGATGGCAAGCAAATCAAATGGCCTATACAAACGCATAGTAAAGATGGTATCAACTTCCGCAAATGGAAACAGTGTGGAGATTATATTGACTGGAGCGATCTGGGTAAATCTATATTTGACAGAAAAAAACCTTTGGCGGAGGCTACTCAAAAAAGGATAGCAAATGGAATAAAGAAGTATATCATTAATAATCCAAATCCATATATTGTAAAAAACAAAAAAGCATCGGCTTTTATCATTCAATATCATGGTGAAACAAGGGAAGGCGATTCCAGGGGGCAACTTTTAACAGAGCCTATTAAAACAATCGATACATCGAATCGATACGGCTTAGTTACTGCATTCATTACTAAATATTATAAGACTGGAATAGGACAAGGGTGCGATGAACCACTCCATACCATAACGACTTCTCCTGGGCATTTTGGTCTAGTATCGGCATTTTTAATCAAATATTACGGGACTGGATGCGGACAGCAATTAGATACTCCTCTTGGAACAATTACCACAAAAGACCGGTTCGGATTAGTTAATGTAATCTTAGATATAAAAGGAGAAAAATACATTATATCAGATATATTTTTACGGATGTTAAAACCAGAAGAATTAAAGATAATGCAGGGTTTTCCTAGAGATTATATTATTGACCGTGATTATAAATGGAAAAAATATCCTATAGCTAAACAGGTGGCCCGGATAGGAAATAGTGTAGTTCCTATTATGGCACAAAAATTGGTAGAGGCAAATTGTGGATACTTAAAGCAGGGAGAAAGAGCAAGAGGATTGATTGTTTATAAAGATCAAGAGCAACTAAGATTTGCGTAAAAATTGGTTTACTTTAGAAAGGAAATAAAATTATGACAGGAAAATGTCCAATTTTATTTGAAAATAATCAGAAAAAATATCAGTTAACAAATCAAGAAATTCGGGAATTTTGTAAACTTGGATGTTCAGCTGACTGTGATATTTATTTGAAAGAATATGTTGATGAATTAAGGAAAAGAAAGGAATGACGAATCCTCGGTAAAGTGAGATTGATTGTCAAGCGTGAATAATGACAAGAACAAAAGAACTGATAATTGCGTGAAAAAGATATGTATGGAAAATAAATCATATCTAAGTAACATGAGGTAAGCCCTGCCGGAATAAAAACATTGCCCGGACTGTGGCACCAAGTTGGTATACTAAAAAAATTATTTCTCGTTTGGCAGAGAACCTTTATGAAAAAGATTTCTTGGCAGATGCGAATAAATGTGTCGAGTTCACTACAGATTTTTAATGTTTGCGGGAGCTGTACCATCTATTTGAAGATTTCAAAAAAAAGGAGAATCCAGAAATTAAAGAGGTTTTCAAAAGAAACAATGGTAGCTGCTCTGAATAGTAATTTTCAGAGCAGCTTTTTATTTTATTCCTAAAATATCATACTACCTTTGAAACAAATCTATTGATGAGAAGGAGGAATAAAATTATCAATCATTGTTTCTGAAAATAAAGATATGTATTTGAAAAATAGCATATCAGTCGTTATTTTATAATGTTTGCAGATTAAAACAAAAGGAGAAAAAATGGACACACCAACAAAACAATTTGTAAAAGAGGTACTAACTGGAAAAAATCAATTTACTTTTTCTTTTGGAACAGATTGTCTATATGCCATCAACATTAAACGGGGAAAATCCAGATTTATCTATGGATGTTATTCTTGTAATCTTGACTCATGTACGGATGTAGATAAATTAACACTTCATTTGCTTGCTATTGTAAAAGATAAGTGGGTATATCTCAGTGAAAGTGTGCTTTTTAAAGTGTATACAGAAGAGGATAAGAAAAAGCTCCCAGAAAATGTAATGATGTTAAGAGATTATCAGCAGCTATGGAAAAAGCGACAAGAGAAACTTGTTAATGATTATCTGACGCAGTTTTTACGAATAGGTCTGAAGGATATCAGCTTGTCGAAAAAAGTAATGGATTTATGTGAAAGGAATGCTCGGATACATTTACTGCGAGGGACTCTTCCTAAGTTGACAGATACTATTTATATGGACGATTTCTTTGCAACGAGACAAAAATGTATTGACCATTTATGTGGTTTTATCAATCTGGAAAAAGAAACGATAAAAAAATTAGAACCATGTCATGATGTGTTCAAACAAAAAGCTAATATATATATGGTCACAAAAAAGATGATGGAAGAAAAGTCCTGTGTAAGTTCATGGGAATTAAATTTATGTAAAAATCTAACAGAAAAAATGAAGACTGTAAAGGTTCTGTTTGAACATAACGGAAAAACAGCAAAAGGTTCTGTGGACACAAAAAGCTTGCGTGATGTTTTGATACAAAGAGATATGCTCAGTGTCCTCAATTTTAAATCCACACCGGAAGGAGAAAAAGTATTTTCTGAACTAGGAATAACAAATCTTTTTGGGCTGCATTCTGGAGATGGTTTATATTGTAAAGATATTGTGCAGACAACCTATCAGAACAAAGTGTTATACAAAAGAGCAAAAAACTAAAGGAGAATATATATGAGTTATCATTTTAAAGATTCAGGATATCCTGGAGAAGATTATCTTATCGTAACAAAAAAAGGAAAAGAGGAAGGAAACCTTCCTGACGGCATTATCCTACTTGGAGGATTAATGTACTGTAGTATTGCTTTCCGAAACTGGATAAGAGAAGCGGAACGAAATGGATATTATGTTTATCCGGCAAAACATTGCGATGATGACCATGAAGTTACTCATATTTCAGAGTTCGGTTTTGTGAACCGCTTTGGTTTTTTCATAACAAAAGAACCATTGTTTGTACATAGTCATGAGGATATCATGATTGGACAAGGCTGGTTTGTCAGGAAACATACTACTGATTTTACAAAAGCTTTAGAAGTTTTAGAAAGTAAAACAAAAGGCGGAAGGGATTAAAATATGAAATTTATATTGATACTTTACACCAACAGGGCACTCTATAGTCCTTCCATTGTATTTGAAAGTAGCGGATATATCCATACGGCAAGAGGAAGACAGAAATCATATTGGCTCAAATTAAAGTAAAAAAATAAATTGGAGGTTAGAATGAAATACAAAGTATACGGAAATTATGTATTCTCAAAATTTCTTGGTGAGGTTGAAGCATCTTCACAAGAAGAAGCTATAGAAAAAGCATTAGATGATGCACCAGAAAATGCTTGGCTGTGCGTTCAGTGTGCAGCTGAATTTGAAGATGCAGGGGAATTGGTTGAAAATTCTATTGTTGCCGAAGAAATTAGATAAATATCATAATCGGAAATAAGTCAGAAACAGTGAAAAAAAGAAGAAAGACTCACATCAAACATGTGAGTCTTCTTTTTATGAATATAGTCATTATTTCAAATTCTTGTTCTGTATCAACAAATTGGTGCGGAGCATATTCTCCATAGGCTGTTGGTCTGCTAATCGTGACAATCTGCACTCCTTTATAACCCGCAGCCCTATTTAATTTGTGTTTCAGCTATACAAGATGCTTACCATGTGTCGTTTTAAAAGCAAGACATCCGTGCGATTCCCGATCTTTTGCGACTAGATAACACATTTTTTAATGCCTTCTCAAAATCATTTTTGAACGTATAAATCTTTTTTCATACCCTTCGTCATCATGATTTCGTTTTTATGTTTATGCTACCACAAGGAATATAAAATATTAAGATAACTATTTTATTATTCTATCCGAGTTCTCGATCGAAAAACTCTCTTAACGTACAACCATTTTTCTGCATACAATAATCTTCCATCATTTTATGGAAAAACTCTTTTTCTTCTTGGGTCAGTTTCCATTCTTTTTCTTCGCAGCTATCGTCTCCATCAAGTATCATTAGAGCGGTTATATCTACAGGATTATCGAAATGCCAAAATGTGTAAAAATTAACCCACGCAGAAGGATCATTTCTTGTTTTTGTCCCAAAATACTTATCCACATCCATCCACAGTTCATACGTGGCTTCAATGCTTCTTTTTTCGTCATCAATAATTAGTTCATCGCAGCAATTAATTGGTTTTTTTGTAATATCTATTTCTCTCATAACATTTTACTCCTTATTTATGACAGAAGGGATTCTTTTCTATATTTTTGTAAAGTATTCTCCACTTCATCTCCTGGTACAACTTCATAAGCATCTGTATCCGTATATGTTGTGCTTTCAAAAATCATTTCCGCTAATATCTGTTCTCTATAAGCTCCGTTTTTATAAGCATTTTCAAATTCTTTTACGGAACCATAATAAGAATTGATAATATCAATACAGTCAGCTGTATAATAATTATCCTCGGTTTTCCAGTTAGCTACATCAATTGTTCCTCGGCAGACAATATATTCATCACTTTCTGTATACCTAGCTTCTACGATTTGCCATTTTCTGTATTCAGACGGTCTTACATATTGGTAATCATCTGTTTTTATCCATTCATCGGGTATATTGACGATATAATTAACAATATCTCTATTATCAATATATGTCTTTCCTAAATTAGTATCGAAGAAAACTATTTCGTAACCATTACCTAATACATTAGTTATTTCACCTTCTTTTCCATCAATATTAACTTCAGTTCCTATTAATTTCCTTTTCATTGCTTATATCCTTTCTTCTTTTTTTTGATTTGATTACTTAGATCATACTGGAGACGATAGCCTAAATAGCTTCGCCTCCAGCTTTTTTCCTTTTATGCAAAACAAGGTTGATACCTTCTCGCACTTACGCTTCTATTTCTCGATACCATATAAATATGGCGCAGAAATCTCTTCTAATGATTCAACTGAGGATTCTGTATTATCCTGATATAATCGATATATTTGAATAGAATCATTTAAAAACAAATTTCTTGCTTCTTCAGCAGTTAACGGAATCATTCCAGTCCATTTGTATCCATAATTATACATTTCTCTTACATTCATATCTTATCTCTCTTTCTTTATTACGCAAAACAAAGCTGTCCATCTGGAGCGGCTATAAATACCGAAGAAACTGTTTCTTCTTTTTTCTCTGGCCGTGTAAATAGAATCCTCTTATCTTTAAGTTCGCTAATCAGTTCATCAATTGCTTCATTGATTCGTATTCTCTCATCGCCTCTTGGATACGCATAAATCCAATTTCCTTTTTTATCCATAGAAACATAGGTATTGCAATGTCCATTCAGATAATCATTTCGTTTATCTTCAGAAGCTAATTTATCAGAAAGATAGCAAGCAAAGGCTCTGGCGAACAATTCGCATCCAGAACTCCAATACCCATGACTATCTTTCGAATATTGTTTATCAAACTGAGTAGAATCTACATAATATTGTGTATAAATTCCATTTTCATTGTAATGAATTCGATTCATGACTTTCCTCAAAGACTTGACATGATCGAATATCCGTCCTTCAGTAGCTAAACATGAAAATCCAGCAGACTGTCCTATTAGATGGTCTAAAGCATGAGCCCACTCATGTCCAAGAGAACCAGCCCCACGTAATCGGGTTAGATTAATCACTTCCCGTAATGGTTCATAATGTGCCGCTGCATCTCCACGTCCTCTTGCTCCAAAAGCAATCGCGAGGCTTCCACAAGATAGTCCTGGCAGGGATACACTTTTTTCGTCTATATCTAGTGCATATGCAAGATCCGCAAAGGCATCATAAGCATAGTCTAAAGATATTTGGCGTTCGTTATTATTGGTCCAATTACCAAACTCTCCGGCTCGTATACCATACCGCTCAATCAACTCTTCACCCGTGATGTGTTTATTTTGAGGTCTCCATGTTTCTCCAGCCCTCTCCAAAGTTTCAAATTGTTTCGGCATCCATTTTTCTTTCCTTTTTCTTTTTGACACAGCCTTTTTCTCTTTAAAAACTTCTTTTTGTTTTTCTTCACAATTTTCCTGTGTCCCACAAAAAAGGATATTATGGCGCTCATCGATCAAAACATAAGTTTTATCTACAAGAACAACATTTGGTTTAGGATAACAATAATAGGTAGAACATACTGATTTATAAATAAGGATTGTTCTTCCTCTATCCTCAGCAACAGAACATTTATCTCCGTCAATAAAGAGCACTGGAAATTGCTTTTTCATGATTTCGTCTTCTGTCATGGCAAAATTCTCTTTTCCCATTTTACGTTTCATATTAAGAAGTCCATACGCTCCTGTGTTCTTTAAAAATTTATTGCCGTTAAGAATATTTTCAAAAGGAGCAATATATTCATAAGCACGTCCATATTTTTTCTGTAAAAACACTCCGTCAAGAGCTTTTTGTTCAAAATCAGAAATTTCTTTTTCCGTTTTGACTGCTTCAACCATAGAACGTATTTTACGGACACCATTGATATATTCTTCCGCAGAAATATAATTATTCTTTTTTGGGGTTACTGTTTTCCGCATTTCGTTGTGCCAGTAAACGATAAAGCGGGAAAAACCTTTCTCTAATTCATCCTGTGTATCTGGTTTTGGCCAGATATAATCTCGTTTTATGTATTTTTCTTTTTCAGAAGCTGTCATGTTTTTTGTATCTTCTATACACAAACCTCTTTTTACCCATACATCTTTTCTTGCTCCACCGATTTTTGATCCAAAGTCATGAATTGTTTTCATAAAATTTTCCTCCTGTTATCTTTCATATTCTAAGTTGGACAATGACTATATTTAAAACCTCCCTTTCGTCAATAATCTTATCCATTATTAATATGAGTTATCAGATAAGAGAATAAAATGATGATGGAAAACGGAAGACATCTAAGGATTACTATATTTTTTATTAGATGCATCAATCAGTCATACTTTTTTTTGAACAGAAGTAATGACGAAAAGGAGGTATAAAATTTATAGTCAGTTCTGTTTTATATGCAAGACAAGATTTTAGGAGGAAAACAATTATGATGATTAAAACATTGGATAACGTATATATCAATATGGAAGATTTTTCGGGTTTCACAATTGGATATCCGAATGACTCTGATTTTACTGTAATGGCTATGAAAGAACTGGTTGACAATCAGACAGCAACGATTGAACTTGGAAGATATCCGTCAGAAAAAGAAGCAAAAGATGCTTTAAAAAAAATGATAGAGCATCAAGACGATATTAAAAAAGCCGAATTTTTTGGAAGAGAAGAAGGGTTTTATTACATTTCTAATGTCTTCACAATGCCTAAACCATCAAAAAATGGAAAAGCAGATGTAAAGCGGTTTATGATTGAAGGACGGGAATATACGGTACCATTAAAAGTTATCAATGAAATCCATCGTCAGGATATGATTGATTATGGCAAAAATATCGCAGAAAATCGTGAAGTTACTTATACAATGCTTATGATTGATTCAAACTGGAAAGGTAATGATGAATTTTATTATACCCTTGCCTCTATGGTCGAAAATTATGTAGATTCAACTGCAGCAGAAGATAAAGCTATTGATATTTTAAAAAGAGATGTGAAAAAGGAACAAGAAGAAAAAATGTTAAGGGAAAAAGAAAATTTTGTCGTAAAATATCTTTTAGAATTTGCCACCCTTGAAGAAAGAAATCAGTTTATGGGAAAAAATCCAAATAATGTTTGTCTATATGATGAGTCTGAAATCCGGGACACGATTGCACAAATGCCAGAAGATATATTCTTAGATTTCTATGGCACGTTCAAGTTCCTCTATGACGAGGATGAGACATCTCAGGAGGGAAAATAGATGGCTAGATATAGATTTAAAATCAATACAGACAGCTACAAATGTAAAAGATGTAGTAAGAAAAACTGGGGACCCGGAACAATGAATGATTATATGCTTGCGATAAACGGCATTACGCGAACAATTTATACGAAAAGAGAACTTATATGGCAGTTAGAGTTGTTTCGTGGACAATCTTTCTTGTTGTCAGAGTACGATAGTAATAATCCTGAAGAAAATTTTGGGTTATCAAATCGATATGTCAAATTTTTAAAGAAGAATACAATCAAATATTATGACAGATTATGCGGCTTTGAAAGACAGCAGTATTTGTCCGGATACGGATTTATGCAAGGATATTTTGACATCGACAAGGTCTTAGATCTGCTAAAGAAAGAAGGTTCTGTAAAAGTTCCTTTTTCTTGGCTCTACGATATCCGTCAATATGATAAATGCATGGACGGATGCTATATGGAAATCACAAAAGTTGCGTAAAGGAGAACATATAATGAAAAAAGAACATTCAAAATATCAATGGATCATCGGAATCTGTTGTTCTGAAAACGATGGCGTTAAACTCTATAAGTATACAGGTACAGTAAAGAAAATGAAAAAACAATTACTTCGTCTTATCAAAGAAGATAAAAAGAATGATAAAGAAAATTGGGAATCCGGAAGCGAAACTGTAGCTGAAATAAGTGATGAGTCAAATGGTGAAGAAACGTGTTTTTATGGATATGGATCTTATTCGTATTATCATATTGATTATATGGCAGAAAGAGTATCGAATATCGAAGAATTAAGCAATTGCGAATAAGGAGGAGTTCTATTTTGTATACATTAGATGAAGTTAAACAGGAAATTAAAGAATATGTAGAGATCATATTGTTTCAATAGAACATCTTTTCATAAAATCCGACCGACTGGCAAGAAATTAGAAATACTTATACAGAAAAATCAGATAAGTAAGGTTTCTGTCATACTATATAAGAAGGGAGGATAAGCTTTATTCGCTCAATTAACAGAGCAGGAGGAATTTGAGGCTTTATCTGATGTGATTATTGCAAACAAACGGAGAGGAGTGGAGACAATGATGTGTACTTTTACTCAAGAACTGGTAGATCAGGGATTAATTAAAGGTGAAAAGCTTGGTATTGAGAAGGAAAAGAAAAACACCATTATCAGAATGCTTAAATTTGGTTTAGATGATAATGACATAAGTACACTTTCTGATGTTCCTTTGGCAACTGTAAAAGAAATCAGGTTGCAGATAACAGTCGATTAAGAAAATAGAAAATTATAAATTATAATAGGAAGGGGAAAAAATATGGATTGCAAATATACAGCATATGATAGAATCATTCATATTACAGAAAAATTACCAAAAGATAAGATTTCAGAAGCGATTGAGATCATACAGGAAGATAGATTCCAGGATTTATTGGATTTTTGCGTAGAGCAGAATTGCTTTACACAGGCTCAGGCAACCACATTGTATGATTTTACTATTGTTTTTGACTCTTTGGATGATAATTATTCTGAATTTGATCGTCAAAAATTACTTACATTGTATGACGCAATTGGTATACCAGAAGATATGCAGGCTGCAATATAGTGTGAGTGCATTTTCTGATGTTCCTTTGGCAACTGTAAAAGAAATTAGATCACAAATAACAGATTAAGAAAATTGAAAACAGGTCATGACTATAAAAAGGCTGCTTTGAGCGGCCTTTTTTATTTCTCTATCCAAAAAATCATTTTATTATTGGATAAATTTATTGACGAATAGGAGGTATGAAAAGATAGTCATTATCCAAGTATATTGATGAAACAGGATTTTTATAAAAAGGAGAAAAACATGAAAATAGGAGATGTTGTAAAGAGTAGAAGAACAGGTCAGAAATATAGGGTTGTTGAAGTGAATAAAAAACATAAATGCGCTTATGTTTGTGTTCCTGTTAATCCAGAGAGATATACTTTTTTTGATAATGAGGTTACAGCTGCAACGGATAAGTCATGGGAAGGACGTGCTATTCAAAATATTAAAAAATTAGATGAAAATACACCGGAAGGTTGTATCATCGACTCAGATACTATTCTTGCTGATTTACTAGAAAAATGTAACTATCAGGAAACGGGACTTGCCCACGAAATCTTTGATATTTATAAGAGCAGCGCAGATAAAGAGGCTGTAAAAAAATTATTCTATGCTTTTACAGATATGGAGTTTGATTCATATTTAGGTACCTGCATAAAGATGATCACCAGACGCAAGAATACGCGCATTAATTATCTCTATAGAGATGCGTCAAATTATAAGAAGCACAATGAGGTAATTATACCAGGGACCTTTACGGAAGAGCAGATACATACAATTATTGATTGTGTGCAAGGTGGAGAGTATTTCATTCCCAGCGAAGTTAATTTGCCGGAAATTAGATTTGAGGACAGAACAGAAGCAGATCATCCGTGGTTCGAACTAGATGAAGATGGATTCGAAGAAACGGAAGCGAAAGCAAACTGCTATATTTCACCAGAAGACTTAGTTAAGTTATTTTTGGAAAGAAAAAAAGCATGGCAGGATGAATTTTATGTACCAGCTGATTGGATGTAAACGAAAGGATTAGATATGGCGGCAGATTATAATACAAAAATAAATTTTCATTATAGCAGTAAGCATATGATACACGAAAAAGATGTTTATCCACCATTATTGGAACTTATTAAAGAAAGTAATGGGGAAATGTTATTTGTCGATCCTGATGATGAGCGTTTTTCAAAAAAAGAACTTGAGCGGATGATGGAAGAGATTCTTTTAATACATGACTCATTATCTTTTGTTGTTGATATTAATTTAGATGAAAATGCAGATTATAAGGTATGTATTTATGAAGATGCATCAAAATTAATTTATAATGATGAAAGTTTGGAAAAAGCTCTTCCTAAACCATGGGAATCAGAAAAAAATATTTGGTTATTTCTACAAGATCATCAAGGGCCAAAATGGAGAAAGCTCATCCGAAAAAATCATAGAATCCAAAAAGTTTGGAATCAGCGAACTATGCTAACTGTTCCATTATAAACAGTTACTACATAAAGGAGATATAAAATGAATAAAGAAGAATTTTTTGGATTCGAAAAGTTTATCTGTAAATTTATCAACTATTCCGGCTGAGGATTAAAATAATATATGACTATCTTTTTTAGAGGCTACCGTTAGGTGGCCTTTTTTGTACCCAATATTTTATTCTTTCTCTAAAATCTCATATTACTATTAGACAAATTTATTGACGAAAAGGAGGAAGTGAAAGATTTAGTCATTGTCCTAAATAATCTAGGAGGAAATTTTATGAAACAAAATGAAAATATTTTATCTACTGCCACAGTAAAACTGCTTACTATGAAAGAGCTACATTATCTTATGCGTATGGAGGATGGCTGGTGTTGCGGAGCAGAAGGAGAACATATTGTTGAAGGGAAAAATCAACAAGATATCATAAAAAGCATGAGCAACATTAAAGTGTGTCATTGCAGTAAGTGCAGGCATTGGCTAAGTCGTTGGGTTGATTTGAGCTGGAAAATTGGAAAAGCAGATTAATAACTAGGAGGAAATCATGATCAGATTAATCATTGCAGGTCCAAGAGATTATTATGACCGAGAAAATGTCTTCTGCCATATCCATATGTTTCAAGGTAAATTTGGCATTGATGAGATCGTATCCGGTGGAGCATCTGGAGTTGATACATTGGCGGAAGAATATGCAAATCTATACCAAATTCCTTTTAAGCTGTTTCCTGCAGATTGGGAAAAATACGGGAAGGCAGCAGGGCCTATCCGAAACCAACAAATGGCTGAATACGGCAATGTTTTATTGGCATTTGATCGCGGAACGAAAGGAACGAAAAATATGATTGAAACTGCTAGAAGAAATCATTTAAGAGGATTTGTTGTTTCTATCTAATAAAAAGGCTACTCACCGAGTAGTCTTTTTATATATAATCTAATTTAAAAATCCAAGAGAATATTAAGATTTCTCTTGGATTTTGTTTTATTATCTGAAAAATCATACTATTTCTGAAACAAATCATTGATGAGATAGGAGGTTAAAATTTAATCATTGTTTCAGGAACTTTTGTTATAGAAAAATTGTAAATATGAATCATGAAAAGGAGAATAAGATGAGTAAGGTAATTTATGTTTTTAAAACAAAATTTGCAAAGGGAAACTTTGATATTCAAATGTATGAACTGCCAGTAGAGAACGAAACGGCAAAAACATATTTTGTAGATAATCCTTATACATACAGAAGCCGGATATTAAAAAAAGATATCGGTATTGTTATAGAAAATTCTTTTGGAAATATGCAAGTTTATCTTGAAGATAATGATTTTTCTAAGGCAAGAACTATTTTTGCTACTTACAATATGGACAAACTGGAGAATGCCCAAAGAAAAGTAGATATGTTTAGAGAAATAAATGCGAGTCTCACGCATACAGACGTTCTCGAAAGTAAAATCAATGAACTTTCAGAAATTGAAAAAGATAAAATTTACCGAATGGTCTGGGCTGAACATGTAACAGATGATATTTTATCTCATGCAGAGGACATTGGAGCTGAAATATCAAAGGAAGATGCAGAAATTCTTGCTGAAAGTTATGTGTGTGATGGGGAATATAATTGCAATTTATCCTATTGGGATAATATTGAAAATTTGATGGAAGATTATATAAAACCAGAGGAGGATATTACAGAATGAGACCGTATCGAACAAAAGAATATATGGACAATTTAGCTGGAAATAAATTTGTAAGTTCATGTGATGACTTGGCAATCTATACAGGACTTACAGTTCGCAAGATACTCCGTGAACTTACAGAAAAAGAGTACGACAGGGAACTTGTTGACGAATCAGATAAGAATATGGATGGAAAATACCGATATGAGATTAATTGTATGTATGAGATTGAGCTGGAAAATGGCGAAATCATTAATGTATATGAAGATGAGATTAATCCGGATTACAAAGGGGATTACACTGAATAATATCAAGCCAAAGAAAGGAAAATTTTATGAAATTATTATTCGTAAAAGGAAAAAAGGGACTTGCAGCTAATCATAATGGAAAATTTTATTTTCCGGATCGAAATGGTTGTATAAAAGCAACTGGGCTTTATGATTGCAAAATTACAATAGACAAAGATAAATTTGCTTTTGTAGATGGAAAGCTTATAAAGACTCAGGCGGCTTCTATTGAAATAATCTGTAGTCTGTTAAATCTTGACATGTCATCGGTCGGACTCGAAAATAGAGAAACAATTAATGTTTTTAATGTTGATAATGTAGATGTACTTTTTGTCAAGAATAGTATTGCAACACATTTAATGTATATTAATGATAAGGAACAGATTGAATCGATTACAAGTTTTTCAACCAATTCTAAGTCTTCGTATAATGTGAGACAACTTTATTCTCCTGGAGAAAACATGAAGAGAATCATATCCAATATGGATATAAAAAACTATCTGGTTAAGAATGGCGCAGAAGCACTTTCTGACTTAATGTTATTAAAGGCAGAAACTATCGTTAAAAGCAAACAAGGAAAGTATCATCATATCATTGATATGTCCCTTGTTGACAGCAAATTTATAGTCGTTCACACAGAGTATTGGGATGTAAATTTGACAAGAATTTATGCCTATGATAAAAAACAGAATTCTCTGATAGATGTGGATGGAGAAATATTTGACGCAGTTGCTGATAAAAAGAATTGTAAAAAAATTAGTATTAAGAATATTGATGAGTTTTGCATAAAAAACCATATAGCTATGCATTATATGCGTGATGAGCAGGAAGATTCTGAATTAAAACCGGTTTTCGAGAACAAAATTCGATTTATGAATACAAATATTGTCGTAAAATGTTTAGATGCCAATGCTTTATTTGTAGATATTAGAGAGGAGGATAAAGCAGTCATTACTAAATCCTTTGATGAATTAGAAGCGTATAAAAAGAAAATTGGTAAATGCATCTCTAAATCTATGCTCCAAGAATTTTCTAAATTTTCGCCAAAAAATATCTTGGGACTCTGATGAAAATATGCAATGTTGTCAATAAGTGCGTATCTCGTCTATAATCTTCGATTTAGGAAGAGAGAGTTCGCGTTCATAAAATTAATAATTTAAGTATTTAAAGAAGATTGCTGTCAGTAATCTTCTTTAAATTCTGTAGGTAAGGAATATGATAGAATATGTAAATTTAAAAAATTATAGGTCTTTTAAAGATGTTGAATTTAATTTATTGGATGAAACTGGAGAACCTAAGAATTTAGCAGTAATTTTCGGAGAGAACGGGGTAGGAAAAACTAATTTGGTATCCTCTTTCTTTGTACTTTCTAAATCATTTAGAACAATGGATATCCATGATATTATGCAGCCTATTCTAACAAGGTCAGAACGGATTGATAATGAACGAATTTCTTGTCTTTTAAATTCTGGATATAAAGATATCAAAACCTTGATTCAGGAAAATAAAAAAATAGGTAGCGAGGAATCTATGTATTTAGAATTTCGATTCAGACTAAAAGATACCAGTGGTCGTCAGAAAAGTGGTCGTTACATTTTAGAAACTGATAATACTCAGATTATATATGAGCATTTAGAATTTGTTCTATCAAAAAATCTAGGAACTTATTTTAGTATTACTCCTACAAATACCATAATAAATCCTAAAATCTTCCTCGAAAAGACCGCTTATCAAAGTCTGCAAGAAGCATGTAATAAATACTGGGGAAAGCATTCTTTGCTTGCAATCCTTCTACATGAAATTAAAGATAAAGCAGATACATATATAAAGAATCAGCTTAGTGAAAATTTTAAGACTGTTCTTAATTTTCTTTTAAATATTTCGTGTAAGACGAGTAGAGGAAAACACCAACAAAATATGCTTGGTCTTCCTCCAGAAGTATTAAGCGAGCTGGAAGAAGGAAATATATCTGTTTATAAAGAAAATATACTAAACAGAACCGAAAATATATTAAATGTATTTCTAAAGAACATAGACACGGATATTCAGAAAGTATATTACGAAAAAAGTGTTGCAGGTATGTTTATTCGTTATAAATTGATGGTATGTAGACGGATTAATGAAGTGAACAGAGAACTTCCATTTTCATTAGAGTCTACAGGTATTCAATTTATGATTCAATTACTACCATTTATATTGAATCTTCAAAAAGGGGCAGTTGTCATTATTGATGCATTTGATATTGCTCTTTGTGATGATTTTGTAAAAAAACTGATTATATTTTTAAGGGAAAATCTTAATGGACAGCTTATTATTACAACATGTAATAAACTTGTTACAAAAATAGATATTCCTCAAGAAAATATTTATTTTCTATATGAAAACCATGTCAAAGTTCATCGTATTTTGTGATAAAAACAAAAGAAGGTATTTGTGTAGCAGAATTGAGGTCTGATGCATATTTGGAGTGCTATGGGAAAGAAATCATTGAAGCTTTCCTAAATAACAATGAGAAAAAGTTGTATTAAAACAAATTATTAGTTAAAAATTTTGCGAAACAATGACATATAAACTGTCAGGTTTAAATACCTGGCAGTTTTCTTTTACAAAAATTTATTCTCATATCTTATACTGCCCTCTCTTTTTAGTTATTTGTATTTACATTCTATCATTATATTTATGTAATTATTAATCTACAGATGAAAAGGAGGAATTATATGATGCAGATGGATTTAGACTTAAACACATTAATGCAGAAGGCTTATGAAATAAGGAGACAATTTCCTATTGGAAGCCGTGTACGACTAATCAGAATGGATGGGAAATATCTGCCTATCGGTTCAGAAGGAACTGTGACAGGAGTAGATGATATAGGCACTATCCATGTTAGATGGGATTGTGGTTCATCTTTAGGTGTTGTGTATCCAGAAGATAAGTGCGAAATTATTTATTAGAAATTAGGGAGGAATAGATTATGAGTCAATATTATGCAGGATATTATGGAATTGGATGTGTTTTATCTGTCGAAGAATTCAAGAATTTTTTAACGTCTTATTTTACAAAACATCCAGATTTGACAGAAAAAGAACAAGAAGAGGTAAGAATAGAAGAGTATGCTTTTAAAAGAAGTAATGAAAATGGAATCTTTCATATAGTTGAGATCAGTACAGATTATGCAGATGGAATGCAGCTGCTGCGTCTGAATAAAGAAGATGACCCAGCAGGTTATTGTGTAGATCTCCGAGGAAAAGACCAATATGTTGTTTTCTCAGATTATCAGCCAGATACCTTGGAGTTCATCCGTCACCCAAAATATCATGATTATGAAGATATTTTAAAAGAATTTAAAGGGAAATTAGAAAGTTATCTTCCAGAAAAATTTCCGTGGGATGAGCGGATCGGCAACTACAGTTATGCTTATTATGCATAATATTTCTAATTGTAATTACAAACTCTGCAAAATTATCCATAAAATAAAAAGCAAGAAAATATTAAGGAGAAATTATGAAATATAAAAAAAACCTACAAGATATAAAAAGAAACCTATCTCAAAAAAGACTTTCCAGAGAATTGCAGCGGAATATTGGGATTATTAATAAAAATTTAAGAAAATTAAATAGAGAGGAACGAACAACCCATAATGATAGTATTTCATAATGAGGAGGAATATAAATGGATATTGGTTGTATTTTGACCATAGGAGAAACTATTGAGGATAGACAGAAAGAAATTAATTTCTTGAATAAAAAATTAAAAGAATATTGTAATCAACTTAATGTTGATGATGTCCGTTCTTTAAATTATTCAGAAATTAAAAAACTATATTTGGTCGCAGGAGATTATTTGTCAGATGATATAAAGAAAATATATGAAGAAAAGCGGCTAGAAGAACACCCGGAATTAAAAAAAGCAATATATTTTCCAGAACTAAACGACATTGATTTTTTGACGAAAGCAAAAATAAAAAAAATAGATACTTTATTGGGAAAGTCATGGAATAAAAAGGGTTTTTTTGTCATGAATGCTTTTTATAAGGCAGCAAATCTTTATGGAAAAGAACGTGAAAAATTTGATGATTTTGCTTGTAGAAAAGGAATATTTAAAAAAAATTATTCATTTTATTGCAAATGCGGAAGATGTAAAAGTCATTTTATATCTGAAACAGAGTATAACCGTATGAAAGACTATTATGTATATGGATTAGGCAGTAAAGTAAAGACTCCGTATACGGATGACCATTATGTTGTTATTTTTTGTGAAAATGACCCTGACTGTACATATGAAATTTGCGATAAAGAAAGCTTTGAAAACGCAAAATATGAAGTCGTATGCGAAACAAATAAGTGCCCGGAAGAAGTAGATTATTAAGGAGAGAAAGATATGAATGAAAAAGACGTAAAGAAATACATTTTTCGGTTACAGAAAAATGGAAGAGAAAAATTATTACATTGCATAATGATTTCAAGAAAAGATCCTATGAAAGCATTACAAGAGGCTGAAAAAGAAGCGGTCAACAAGGGAATCATTTTAGAAAGCTACACAGATATCCCGGTAGAGATTTTAAAATCTTGTGGTATAGTCCCTATGGATGATTCTTTTGAAGAGGTTGTAGTTGGAGATTATCCTAATGGGAACCTCTTTGAGAAATATGGATTTGCAGTTGCATGTTGCGAATATTGTAGGAACTTTTGTGAAGGAATATGCACATACCACTGTGAAGAGGAAGCAGCAGACAATGTTTGTAATTATCTACAAAATGATAATATTGTAGAACTGTATTATGATGGGGACGAAGAAAGAAATTTAATAGGTTCTTATTACATTGACTCTGATAAGATTAAAACTCCTTTGGATTTATTAGATGCATTTAACAAATCAGGACGAACACCAGAAATGGTAACAGAACTTTTAAACGATGCACTTACAGATTGTTCTCGTTTTACTTTCGATTAAATAGGAGACTTTGTATATAATGAATTCTGCATCTGGCCGGGGATTTTCCCTGGCCTTTTTCTTTAGTCAGTGGTGGGCGGAGAAACGATATCCCCCCATTGACAGGAAGTGAAGCCCTGCCGGAAAAAATACCGGCATTCAACCACTACATAAAGGATACCGGCTGTGGATCAAAACAAGCTACTCCTTATATTTCTTACGTACCTGTCTTGCACTGACCTGTTTCATCATTTTTATTGCTTCTACTAATCTCTCATAATAATAATGGAATAAATTTATTGATGGAAAGGAGGATTAATTGTATATCATTAATATTCCAAATTTAGATACGAATATCAGCGTTCCTTTGCTGATATGTATTAAGAAACTAACTGTAGATTCAAACAATTAATTTGGAGGAAAAAATGAGAGACTTTAATGGCATCGAAATACAAGAAAAGGATGAAGGAAGAAAAATGAAAGCAATCCCGCTTATTGTAACCGATATAGTAAACAATTCTTATCAGTGTTATAAAGTGATGGCAGACGAAGATATGACAGAACTTGATGTTATAACTGCGATAAAAAAAGTAATAACAGAATTCTGCGAAACTGAAACCGGTAAAGATACATTAAAAGAAAATAGTGGCTATTTCACAATAGATGATTTTATCAATTGTGTACCTGATGCCTACTGCTTAAAGTGTGGTTTTTATATTCTTTCAGAGGATACTCCTGTTATACAGGTAGACAGTAACGAGATATTATACGAAGATAAATAATACATAAAGGATACAGGATAATAGAAAACTGAAAATATTAATGATATTAAATTGGCCCTGATTTTATCAGGGCTTTTTTATTATCATGCTCTTCTGTTTTATCCCTAAAATTTCATACTATTCATGAAACAATTAATGCAGATGAGAAGGAGGGATAAATCATATATCATAATTGTTTTGTCATGAATCATAATGCAGAAAGGAGATAGGTTGATGATTATTTTGTTGTTTTGTTTAATTATTGCTTTTGTTTTAAATTGCTGGGGAGCATGTATTGTCAGTAGTAACGCTGATAAAAAAATGGAATCTTTATTTAGAGAAAAAGGAGAATAGCTATGTTTCATTATACTAACGAAAAAGATATGAAAAACTTTTTGGATAAGAATGTTGTTTGTAAAACTAAGGAAGATAAAAAAATGTTAGAACAGATAAAGCATTATCTGGACTGGCCGTTACAGCTTTATGCATTGCAGGAAGCAGAATTTTCATTACAAGATGAATTGAGAGGAAAATTCGATAATCTCATCCTCACTATTCCTAAAGGGATTATTTCTTCTTTGGCAGATGAACTATATGAAAGAGATTTACTAAATAATGAGGAAAAATGTAAAAATTTTGTTGCAAAATTTTTAGATGAAACCTCATTAGAAGAAAACGATAGTCCATTTCATCCAGATAATATTTCATATGAGTGTGCTTATTCTGCTCATGATCCTTATCCTACGTTTGATATTCAATTTATCAATGCAGATGGAAATGAGGATGAAACTGAATTTACGTGTGAATCTGGACAAAATATTGTTCACTCCTTAAGAGAACTTCATGATTTTTATGAAGACTTTAGAAAAGATAATCCAGGAATTAAAAAGATTATACAGGTTATATATATGGGTACCGATTCTCATTACATACCAAATAAAGGAGAAGAATAATGACTACCGTTCAAATATACCGTAATCGTAGAAATCCAAATAAATATTTAGAAATCCATAATGATGGATATTATCATAATTCTGTTAGACAATATATGTATTGGGAAAAAAACATTCTCGCAGGAGAATTATTACTCAATCCGGTCAAAAATATTGTGGGAGATAAAAAACTTTACCGTTGGAGAAAAGCAAACTTAATGGAATTATTGGAAGATTATGAAGTAGTAGCAGTATAGTTTTTAGATAATATAGAAAATTACGGAGGAAATAATATGTTAATTTATGGAGTATGTGAAGAAAGTATTACTAAGTATAATGAAGATAAGGCAGAAAAATTCTTAAAAAATTTGTTAGATACTTCTTGTAAAGATATCGCAGAGAATTATTTTATAAACAAAGAGGAAAACGGTTGTAATCTGCACGATTGGTTGGATAATTATGAATCTTGTAATGGATGTAATGGGTTGTTTGCTTGTTTATCAGAAATAATCAGAGAATTAGATGATATCGATATTTCTTGTGACAATCCTAATGGTCTTTGTTACTTAGGATTACAGGCAGACATGCCTTGGCATTATAACGAAAAAACTAAAAACTTGACATTAAAAGAGTATCAAGATACTTTAACGAAATATCTTTACTATTTTACTGATGATGAAATCAAAATCCGATGGTGGAAAGTGGACGATGAGTGTGATTATTAAAAACATCCGATTTATAACAAAAAAGGAGATTTTAAAATGACATTATATGAATAGTTTGCTGAATATACCAGTGGTAATGATATCTTTGAAAATGATGATGACAAAGAATCAGTGCTTACAGTCGTTAATCTATATGCAGACCATCCTGAACTGGGGATTAAAACAATCAACCATTCATTAAATCGACACTGTGATCTCTATATTCACGAATATATAAGACGGCGGCATCATGAGTTGGACAGTTGTCGATAAAATAGAAGTTTTATAATTAAATACCCGCCCGGCGACGGAATCCGCCGGAGAAAGAAGGAAAATATGACAGCAGAAGAAAGAAACAAGTACATAGAGTTTATGTACGATTATAAAAATGAATATAATTGTGAAAATTGCCCGGAAAACAGAGGCGATTTTCCACATGACAAATTACCTTGCGGACAACAAAATTGCTGGGTAACCTGCCATTGTAAGGAGATGTAAATAAGGAGATGTAAATATTATTACCGCCCGGCGGCAGAATCCGCCGGAGAAAGAAAGACGATAATGATGGAAAGAATAGAAAAAGAGTACAGATAGGATTAAAAATACACAGGGAGAAAGATTATGAGTAGTAATAAGATTTTACCAGAAGAAATTGTAAACATAATAGAAAATGAAGGTTTTTCTTGCAATGGAAAAATCTCCAAACAAAGCGGAGAATATTATGTAGAAATTTTTCAGGGAACTCCTCTCGGGGAGGACTGGAATGAAACAATTTGGTTTGACGGTTCTAAAGAAAGTTTTATTGAAGCAGTTAGAAATCGAGCAAATATTTTTGACGTAGATGAGGAAGTAGAAATCTGGATACCATGCCGCGGAGAAAACGGCTGTCCTAGCAGCATTGAAGCCTTGGTGGAAGATGCAAAGTGGAAGGAAGAACAAATTGAGAAGTTAGCAGATGCTTTGGAAGGGCTCAATCGTTCAGTATCTACTGAGAAAAAAGCGATTTTGCGTATCGTTGTAAATTATGCAGGAACACAGTTTTTTACAAAAGAAGAGGACGGCTATTTTAAACAGCATGAATCGTTAGAAACTGCCAGAGACTACATCATCCATGAATATGGAGCAGATGTAGAAATCGAGACAGAAACTGATATAAGATTCACTTATTGATGAAAGGAGAAAAAATGCATTTACAAAAAGATATTATGAATATTTTGGATAAAACTGGTTTCAATTGTGTTGAACCAACAAGTGAAAAAGGGAAATATAATATTTACATTAATAGCCGCACTCCATTCAACAGTGATTTTGGGTTTTATGTAGTATATGATGGCTCTTTCCAAAGTTTTAAAAAAGCTGTAAGTAAGATTTGTTATGCTTTTGACATTGATAAAGATGCAGAGAAACGGATTCCGATAAGAGGATCTGCCAGCATTCAGACAGTTTTGGATGAATCTAAGTGGAAAAAAGAAAAATTAGATGAGTTGTTAGCTGCATTTGAAACATATATAATGGAAGCAACTTTTACATTTACTGTATCAAAGTTAGCAGGGTATATTGTTGATTCAATATGTAAAAAGTATATTACAGAGTATGATTTTACGGTTTTAGATGATGCAGAACCTCAAATATCCAGTTGGTATGGCATAAAAAATATTAATACTGGGTTTAATAGTTCTTGTATTGAACTGTTTGCTGACTATTATGGTGGCGGTTGCGGAGTTTATAATCGAATTGATGAGGAAATGGACAGGGAAGAAAGAGTAGATATTATAGAAAAGATGATATTGCAGGTTATGGAACAAGAAGTATGTGATAAAGACACAAAACTTCTAGTCCAGCTTTCATATTAAATTTATAAAGGTAATTATGGTATATATTTTAGTAAGCCTCGATATAAATCGGGGCTTTTTCTAATCATCGTTTTTGAAGAAATTTCTTTTTTGTTATATTTTTGAAACTATCATTCTATTGTTGAAGCAAATCTAATGAAGGAAGGAGGATAATATTACATCATTGTTTCACAGAACGATAAGACAGTTGCTATTTTGTGGTAACTATAGATTAAAAAAGAAAAGAAGGAATATTTTATGAAAAGAAAAACAAAAAGAAGATATTGTTATTTATTAGAAAGAAAAACAGATGGAAAGCATTTTTGTGCGTTTGGAAATTTTAAGGCTACTAGCTATGGACAACATCCATGCGTTTTATTCGATCTTTTACCCGAAACATATATAGGTTATTCCTGTCAACAAACACCGTTTGGCATGGCTAGAAACATATCTAGCGATTTACGTTGCGATGGTATCTATAAAAAACAATACAACATTTTACAGCAGCAAGTAATCTAATTAGAAATATTTATTAATAGGAGGAAAAAAATGGGAGTAGCAATGAAAGTATTTGCTTATTATAAACCTGAACAAATCAATATCACTGATTTTTATGAACAGATCAAAAAATCCTTTACTACAGCGTTTAAAGGGGAAATAGAAATTGTAAAAAATTATCCATCATGTTCAAAAAATACAATTCATGGAATGAAAAGTCCTGATAAAATTATATCTGCTGCTCAAAAATGGAATGAAGATATTGAACAAAAAGTTGTAAAATCCCTTGAAGTTTTAGAAGAGAAAGCGTCTGATTGTGGTTACAAAAACTTATCTGAATATTTTAATTGTTCTTTTCACAACAAAGAACGTTCATCATATTCTTGGGATTTGTGGTCCTCATTAAGGAGTATGGATGATATTTTGGGATATGGTACAGATTGCGCCGTATATGATGAGAATGGAAACTGGACAGTAATGATGCCAGAGGTAATAAAAAAAGAGGCTCTTTCTCATCCTGAAAATTTCGTTATTTTACAATTAATATATGATTAGGAGGATAGTAAATGCAAAAGAATAAATTAGCAATGTGTAAAAGGATATTTAAAGACTTTCAAGCAAAAAAACTGGTGGATGATAAAAATTTTCTGGTCATTGATTGGAAAAATAAAAATGGTTCCGGTGAATATTCGATACGTTATACTTTGGATATAGAAAAAGGTAATTTCATAGTAACAGGTGACGTAGGATATTGTATCGCGAGCTGGTATAACCACTTAACGCCAGACAATCTTTGCAAGTTTTTAAATAATATAGGGTATTTTAAAGAAAAGATTAATTGTTGGACTGAATCTTATACATACCGCTATAAAGATATCAAAGATGATCTTTTTGTACTTAAAAATGATTTACTGAATGATACTGATTTTTCGGAAGAAGAAATCGATGAGGATATCGAAGAAATATTATCTATGGCTGAATATATTGAAAAAGGTATGGCTTCTTATCCAGATTTAATTGATATTTATACAAAATATTATTCTGATTGGTGGGATTCTGGATTCAGTACACTCGGTCGCAGGATTTCAGATCGAATTTATCTATGGGCCGCAGGATTTCAAATGGCATGGAAACAACTTTCTGAAAATATTAATAAGTGATTTTACTTTCTAATTTTAGTCCAATAAAAAAACAATTTTGATGTAATAGAGAAGCCATTGTTTCATAAACAATGGCTTTTTATTCTTCTTCAAAACTATCATTCTATTATCGAAACAAATTCGATGAAGAAAGGAGGATAACATTACATCATCACGTTTCAAAAGTTGTTATTTTTTATATCGACTATAAAACAAAGTTAACAGGAGGAATAACTATGATAATCGATCTTACATATTCATGCAAAATGGGATGCAGCCATTGTATGTCAGACTGTAAACCTGAAGGGAAAAATATGTCCATCCAAGTGTTAAAGGATTCGCTTGATTTTCTAAAAAAATATCAAATTCCCACATGGTATTTCTCGGGAGGAGAAATCTTTGAACATCCAGATATTTTAAAAATACTTGAAATTATTGAAACAGAATGGATGAAAGAATCTTTTCGATTCCCTTTAGCCTTAATAACAAATGGGCGAGAACTTGTCAGAAATAAGAAAATTTATGATTATATATATAATCTTATCAAAAGACATGGAAAAAAATACATTTATATTCAAGTAACGGATGACTCTAGGTTTTATCCAGATAAATTAACAGAAAAGGAGCGATATTGGCTTAGTAAAATCGCTTCTGTGATAGAAGGAGTGCCAGGTGACCCAAAAGATAAAAACAAATGTTTATATCCACAAGGCCGAGCTTTACATAATTACTCGGAAAAGAACTGGTATACAGTTGGACCCAAATGTATAAATCCTATATTAATGATAAAACAAGACATGGGAATCTCTAAAATGGTAATGACAATGCTCATGAAAGGGAAAATGTGTGTTCCGGTTATCGCTCCAGACGGCTCTATTAAGTTAGGCGAATCTGCACTTTGTCCAGCTGTGGCATCCATATATGACACTGAAGATGTGATCATCGACAAAATAAAGAATTTCCATTGCAGGCAATGCAAGATTGCATGGGAAAAATTAAAGGAAAATAGTCCAGAGACGTATTTTATACTAAATTGCTTTTAACAAAAAAACAAGAATTCCCCTACCTCTTTAGACTACGGGATGAATTGTAAAATTCGTGTAACGTCAGTGGTTGGCGGAGAAACGGTATCCCCCCACTGACATGAAGTTAATCCCTGCCGGAAGAAATACCGGCATTCAGCCTCTGCATAAAGGATACCGGCTGTGGATTAAAACAATCTTGTTAACAAAAGAAAAACTTCCTTTGGGATTGAATGATAGCGATTATTATTTGGAAGGGTGTTTTCAGGAAATAGGGTGTCGCATATCATACAGTACTCGCTATTATGTTGCATATGTATATTTACAGCCTGTATAGGAGAATAGTTTTTCAAACAGATTTCTTTTTCAGATGAGTAATATATATAAACAAAATCTTCTGTTAAGGAAATCATACATCAAGTAATAATAAGAGTTTTAGGAGAACCATATAAAATAAAATTTTTACCAGAATGAGAGGATAAAAGATATGCGTATAACAAAGAAGGAAAGAAAAAAGAATGCTGAACAATTCTATAACATGTTTATGAGCGGGTGCTGCAATAAAACGGCAATTGTTGCTCAAAAATGTGTGAGCACAAACCCAAATATAAACAAAGTTCAATTTATGGCTGTACCATCTCCATTAAGCTATGGTACTCCAGTTATCATTGCTGAGTCTAATTTTGGTTTAACTGGATGTTTTGCAGAGTTATTGAAAAATATTCATCCGGAAATAATGCAGGAAAAGAGTTATTTCGATGACGGATTCAATGAATGGTTAGAAGAAAATTATCACTTCCGAATTACATACAAAGATGGATTTGTCTTCTTTCTGGAAAGGGATTAGATATGGATACTCAATCTAAAGATTTTTTATCCAGCCGACACATGAAACAAAACATCTGAAATGTGATGAAAAAACTCTCAGAAAATATCTGGGAGTTTTTTGTTTTTTCTCCAAAACTTCATACTATTTATGCGAACAAATATGATGACGAAAGGAGACAGAAATCTTTTTATCATTGTTCTACAATAACTGAAGAAAATAGGTACAGGAAGGAGAACTAAAATGAGTAATGAAATAGGAACAAAGAAACTCTCATTTAATATTCAACATTCCGTTGTCTGTAGCTAAATGCTTTCTAAAAATTTTTTCCACAGAAAACGGGTCGTATTAATTAATATATCATACTTTCTATAGAAGAAAATTTTTGATTCTTATTATTTTTATGGAAAGGAGGAAGCCATGGACAACAAAATAATATAAGGATTCCCCTTCCTCAACATCGGTAGGTAGGGGAGGAATTATCTAAAATTCACTAAGCGTCAGTGGCGGGCGGAGAGAGATTGGTATCCCCCACTGACAAGAGACTTAAGCAACAGTCGAATTTTCCCGATATTCAGGCTCCGTTAAACTTACCGACTGTGGATTAAAACAATAA